GATCAGGAATGGACCAAACAAAACAATTAATAGATTGGGCCAGAGGTACTGAATTCGGAAGCATGGCTTTAACATATCTGGCGGGCCAAGCAATCGGAGTCGGTGGGCTATTAACTCGTACAACTGGCGGAATTTTCAACCCCAACCTTGAATTACTCTTTCAAAGTCCCCAACTAAGACAGTTTGCATTTTCCTTTTCTATGTTTTCTAAAAATAACGAAGAGGCGACAAAAATTAAAAGTATTATAAAATTTTTCAAACAAAACATGGCCCCAAGAACAGCTAGTGATTCAAACATATTTTTAAATTCCCCTTATGTCTTTAGGATTAAATACCTTTCAGGAAATCCCGGAAATAAGTTAGCCGAAAATACACCAGACCATCCTTCAATTGGTAAAATAAAAATGTGTGCTCTTCAATCATGTACTACTGATTATACACCTCTTGGATCATATACCACGTTTAATGATACTGACAACAATGGTACACCGATTAGTACAATGGTCATGTATAATTTGACATTAAACTTCAAAGAACTTCATCCAATATATGACGTAGATTATAACGATAACCACCCAATCGGATTCTAATGGCCCACTACTTCAGCTACGTCCCTAATTTTGATTACATAAGCAACATAAAGGACGCAAAAATCAATGACTACATTCAAATAAAAAACTTCTTCAGAAGAGGAAAGATTTTTGAAGAGATCTTTAATGATGTGGTCTTCTTTGAGAAGTACATCATAAAAGGAGACGAAAGACCCGACAATCTGGCCGCAAGATTCTACGGTGATGCAACTCTTGATTGGGTAATCTTTCTTTCAAATAACATGATCAATGTTCAAAATGAATGGCCAATGCCACAAAAAATATTTGATCGAGTGATGCTTGAAAAGTATGGTTCTTATGAAAATCTATACAGTGGGATTCATCATTATGAAACCACAGAAATCAAAGACTCAAGAGGAAGAACTATTTTAGAAGGAGGAAAAAGAATTAGTCCAACCTGGAAAGATAATGGAAATTTTGTTGTTATTGAAGGAATTCAATATTACCAGTTTTATGATGCAGGTCTAGAAAGAACCGAGACTATTCCTTCAACTGATTTTATAGTACCTGTGACTAATTATGACTACGAAATCAATAAAGAAGAAAGAAAAAGAGAAATTTTTATTCTTAAAGGCAGATATTTAAACGTTTTGTTGGAGAATATTGAGGAGATTATGACCTATAAAGAAGGCGGAACTCAGTTTATCGATAGGAAATTAAAGAGAGGAGATAATACTAGGATTTATAATCATTAAAAAAGAGGAGTTTTTTGACTCCTCTTTATAAGAGTAAATTATGTTTAGTAAGTGTTCTTATTATACAGGATGATGAGTGGAATTTTATGAGCCGTGTGCTAGTTTATGGGGTGACCTATTGAATTCTTATTCGATTGGAGGTGTCGATTCCTTTAGATCTTTGAATTTGAGAAAGTCTACCTGGGTTTGTAATAATCCCTGTTACAGTACACTGCCATTTTTGAGTATTGGTAGTAACGGCATTTTTACTTCTTTGTTCTATAGACATTGTTGCCCCACAATGTAAATTAAGACACCACTTGTCCGAATTATAAACTGATTTAATTATGCGATACTCAACTTTTTGGGCATCGCTCCACCCAAATTCATCATTAGAGAATACTTGTAATATTTGCTTTTCTGGAGTATAAAAATCCCAGCACCACTTGGTTTTATCAGAATCAGGAGAGCCCATATAATACTCATCAAAAAATTTCTCTTTATGAACACCATAGTAATAGTATGGTACTTCTAAAAAAGTAATTTTGTAAGCATAAATTCTTGGTGTATTCATAACTATTTAAAGGCGCCCCGAAGAGCGCCCATATAGAACTCAACCAACTAATTCTTGAAACCGACTCAGATCATCGTCTTCTTCCATTTCATCCTCATCGGCAACTTTAGAACTCCTATAAGAAGTCTCTAGTTCTTTTGTGATGTTTACATCTGATGGTGTAAATTGTTCTTCAACCTCTTCTTCTTGTTTTTGAACAGAAGGTGAAGGAGTACCAAGAACAAAATTTAGACGTTTTTGGAGTTCTTCCTCGCTTTTGAACTTATCAGGGGAAATAAGTTCCTGTAGAGAATAACACTGCTTCCAAATTCTTTCTAGTTCTTCGTCATCATCACTCAGAGCGGAAGGCGACATAAAAGAACTTTCATCATAATTCGGATATGATGCCCCAGAAGATTCTTTCACAGTTTTGACCTTTATCTTAAAATCAGCACCATTCCAAAGATCAAATGGATCTAGAACCTCGTCACCCTCAAATTCGGGCTTAAGTGCGCTCACAATTTTATCAAAAATCTTTTGGCCATACCTAAAGAGCATTACTTTTCCTTCTAGTGAAGGGTCAGCCGGGTTTTTGACAATGTAAATGTTACTATAAAAACTCAGTTTACGCTTACGCTGACTAGCGATTTTTTTGTTTGAATCAATGCCTGAGCCCCACAATTCTGAATTTTTGGAACAAATCGCACATTGCAAACCCAAACTCGTGGGGCAATTTTCTATAAGCCACTTCCCGTTCACCTGAAACCCATGATTATAAAGTTTCACAAAAGCCGCATCTTCTCCTGCTGGAGGTGGTAGAAATCTCACGATTGCGAGCCCAAGTCCACTCTTATCTCTTTCTACAGAAAAAATTCGTTCATCTTTAGCAGAAGAAGAATTCCCCATTTTCTCTGCTTCCTTAAGAAGTTTATCAGTCAGACCACCTAAAGAAGATTGTTTTTTTAGTTGTTTAAAATCCATGTTTTTTTACTTAAATAACGGAACACCGGAAACTTTCTTGAGTGGTTTACCAACCACAAATAATCATAATCTTGACCGAATTTCTTGAATAAAGATCTCTTTATCATAAGAAAGAAATGGCCTATATTTTCTAACCTTATGAATCACCAAAGAAACTACAACGTCATTAGCATTTAATTTCTTCATAAAAGATGTTAGATCATCTAAAATCACTAATGTTTCGATTGAAACCTTCCCCCCCAAATATTGTTTAATAATTCGTGAATGAGATCCATTCTCTGAAAACAATGCCTCGTAGAGATGATGCTTTTCGGTCAGTATATTTAGTTCTTGTTTGAATCGATATGAAAGCGACTGAGTTCTAGTTTTCCAGTTTAAATAATTCTCGTCTCCGTTAGTCTTGAGTTCTCCGACCCACATTTTAGAAGGATCAGAAGATTGAATAAAGTTTGAAACAAAGTAATTTATAATCTCTGGTTCGGTTTTCTTTCTTGAGAGCTTTTCAAAAAAGTATCTGTCTCGTCTTTTATTAAAGGAATCAATATTGGTTTTTACTTTTCCTGAATACCGGAAATAGTCATAATTTGGATTCGTAAAATGCTGACGAAGAGCCAGATACGTCTCGTAGACATTATAGGCGCTCATTGGGATTTTGTCAAGTGGTCAAATCGGAAGTCTTCCTAAAGAAGTCTTCTTGAGAAAGTTAAGTTCAGTCGCATTCCACTTTAGTTTTTCTTTCAGTGGTTTGGTTAGAAGTTTCGGAACCATTTCCAGATCAATATCATTATCATCACAATATTCAACAATTGCGGTGATATAATTATAATTCCCATTTTCTAGAACAAGTTGTTCAATTTCTTGAGCGAACTTTTCAGGGGAATGGAATCTCTTTTTGAGTTCTTCTTCTAATTGTTTTTTGTATTCTTTTGCTTTATTCATGATCTTTTTTGAATTTCTCGATGTAAATTCTAAGTAGTTTAATGTATTTTTTAAGATCTGTTTCTTTATAAACCTCTACTTCTCCGTTTTCACAGGCCATTATGATTAGTAATTGTTTGGCTTTTATTCCGGTGAGTTCATAGAGCATCAGTGCGTATGCAGTTGCTTGTACAAAATATCCTTCAATCCATTCGCGTGGCTTTGGTTTTTCGCTCGTTTTATAATCTATTATGCTGAGAACACCATCATATTCTGCAATAAGATCTGCTGTGCCAGCGACCTGAAAATATTCAGAATATAGCTGAATTTCAATACCCAGTATATTATTTATCTTGTTAAGTTCCGGCTTTGCAACATCAAAAAGAAGTTTGGGAAGTGGGGCGGATTTAGGAAGTTCTTCATTGTGGAGGTAATGCTCAATTAAATTATGCATCTGGGTGCCACGATTAGTAGCATTTTTAGTGATCCTATTTGCCTGTTCCTCTCCAATTTTTTTGCGCCAAAGAGCAAACTTTTCTTTACTATAATTAGAAGTAATTGTGGTAATAGAAATAAAATTCATTGGATCATCGGAATCTACTTTCTTGTAGAATCTTTTTCCATCCACATGAAATCTTTCTAATTTTGGAACTTCGATTAATTTATGTACGAATTTAGATGGCATTATTAAACAACCCCAATTTGTGTTTTGCGACAATATACTCTTTAACTAAAGAGGACCTACAAATATCATCAATACCAAAATTAATCGTCTCAAAAGATTCCATTTGACCAAGAATCTTCAGGAACAATGCGGCCCCGTCTTTTTCTGATTTTTTTATAAGATCCGATTGGGCAATGTCACCACTGAAATGTATCTTACTATCCAGACCCACTCGTGTAATGATACTGTCTAATTCATGATATGTTAAATTCTGAAATTCATCAACAATTATAACGGCCTCGTCAATTGTCATCCCACGAATAAAACTCGTTGGCATAAAGTAAAAACTCTTCTGGGCCTTTAGGTTCCCATAAAGCATCTCATACTTTTCGTCAGAATTAAAATCGAAAAGATTTTTGATCATATACTTATAAGGTACTTCAAATTCTGCAATCTTTTCAGAAATTGATCCAGGGAGAAATCCAATGTCGCGTGTTGCAACGGTAGATCTTACGACAATTACCTTTTTATAAGGAGTCGATGGATCCAGGACTTCTTCTAGGGCCTTGTAAATTAACGAAATCGACTTTCCGGTTCCCGGATATCCATGAGCCACTATGTTCTTGCCCTCATCATAAAAATAAAAAAGTCTTTTTTGATTTTCTGTTAATGGCTGGAGTTCGACCAGATGATCAAGAGTTATTAGTGGGGATTGAGTTTTTTTCTTGTTTAGTGGGATGTTTGCTTGTTGCCTGGATTTACGGTGAGCGCGTGATCTTGTCATAAAGTTTCCATTCTTGCGTTCATGCCGCCAGCTTTTTTTACTTTTTTAAGAACCTCATTAAATGACGGATGTTTCCGATTCAATTTGTCGCGCCATTCTCCAATTTCTGCCGTATTAGGACAAGTTTGTGGATCTCCCCAATCCCTGATCCACAAGGGGTTTTCGACCTTAAACTTTTCCCATTCGTCAATAGAAAGAGTAATCTCTTTTTGTTCTTTTGTTTCTTTGTTAATAATCGGATAAGTGGGCATCAATAATCCTCCAAAGTTATACTAGGTGAGTCTTCGCATTCGATGCAATCAACGCATTCATCCATTTCTGGATTGTCGGCCAGAAATTCTGAAAGTTCTTCTTCGGTCAGAAGAATCTTAAAAACACGACCAGTCTCATGGTCTTTTATACAATAGGATTTCATAAGTTTTATGGGGCTAATTTACCTTTATGTAGGCGTTTTTCTTCATAATACTTCCAGACATTAGGAGCCCATTTTTCAAGAAGAGGCGCCATTTGGGCACAAAGAGCCTGAATTTCTAATTGAGCGTCCATCTTTGCCCGAAGATCCATAAAATGCAGAACAGACCTGAGGTTAAAGGATACTACAAAGTTTTGACGAATTGCCTGTGGGAGATAATCCCTGATGTGTTCTTCACACATCCCCTTTTCATACTTTGCTGCGTATCTCTTACACCCCTCATAAATGAAATCTAATTCATCATTATAGTCAGCGAGGGTCCAATCATATTTTTTACCTTGACGATTTGTATAATACCCTG